TTGCGCCCGTTGAAGTTCCAACTACTACAGCATAGGCTTTTTGAAGCCCCGTGCTTATGGTGGTAAGTACATTGTTTTCGCGCAGTGATAAATTATATATAGCCATACCTGCAGAGGCTAAAGCCATTGCGGTTCTTATTGCGTCTAATGTTGGTTGTAGCTTTTTATTATCCCCGGTCATCAATAGCGTCGCCATAGATGCGGCATTTACTGCTCTGCCCAGTGCCTCCATCGCGGATGAATTATCTTCCGCTTGCAATCTTGAATCTGCTAAACTATTCTTTTGATCACGCAATTGAATGTTTAACTCTCCTACGTCTCGCGTATACTCTTGAACTACTTGTTTTGCTTTTCTTATTGCTAGCTCAGTTTCTGCAAATTCCTTTGTGCCTTTTTTTTGATTTCTTAAAACTGCTTGTAATCTTTGTAATTCTGCCCTCGCTTCAATTAATCTATCCCTATTGGTTTGAATTAAATCATTTAATTCAGCAATGCTTTGCCTAAAATTCCCGCTAAAAGCCTTGTCAAAGCTATCCTCAATTTGCTTGGTTGCGCCATTAATACTTCTTGCAGACGATTGGGTTAATTTTACTGCGCCGTTTAATGCATTTTTTAATCCATCCCAGGACGCTTTTAAGCGAACTAATAAATCTTTAATCATTATAATTCAATTTTATTGCCATCCTCTAATAGCATAAAAGATTCGTCCTCTAAGAGCAAATAACCACTTGCCACTAATGTATTGCTAAACATTATAAAATAATCTTGAGCGACCATAAAAACACCTTGGTAACTAGCATCGTCATCTGTCAGTGTTATTTCTCCTTGAAAAGCAATATTTTGAACTAAAACTCCATTGTATGAATTCGGAAGATCTACGCTCATTGCTTCTCTAACTAAATCAGATAAATCATATGCTTCGGTGGCGGTAGGTGCCACAATATTAATTTGAACTCTTGATTCGTCGCTTTTAGAATATTCTTTTTTGGTATCAAATGCAACCCTTGATATTTGAGATAACGATATAGCTGGCAATTGAACTCCTTCTGGTATTCTTTGTGGATATATGCCAACAGTTATATTAGCATCACTCATCAATAAATTGTAAACGGCCTTTATTGCCTTCATGGTCGCAATTTATCAAATATGTGTTTGTTTTGAGTTACAATTTCAACCACATTGATTTCCGGCTTTTCCCATTCAAACTTAATTAGATCAGTAGGCTTTAAACTTTTGCCCTTTTTTTGATGCGGAGCAAGTACAATAGTGGCAAGCCACCGAGTTCGTTCCCATTCGTTTTTATATTGCTGAAGCTGTGCTTCTCTAAGGCCCTCAAGTTTTAAACGAAAAAACTCTGGTTTATATTTTTCTAAATCTTCAGGAGTAAAATTCAACTCACCATATGCAAGTTGTTTAATTTGTTCCCAGCTTAGGGGTTTTCTGCCTGGCTCTTTGCGGCCGGGCCTATCTGAAAAAAACCATTCACACTTTCAGTAAAGCCCTCCATTGCGGGAGTTAATTCATTGAAGCTTTGAATTTCATCTCCTAAATCTTCAGCTGTCTCATATGGGCATTTTTTACCTAGCTTTTTATATCCAGCTTTTATTCCGTAAAATGCACAAATGCGCGCAAATTTTAAATTTTCAGCTGGGTTTTGGGCGTCTCCAAAAGAGCCAAAATCACTCATCTTATTGTCTTCCATTATCTTCTCTATGGCATTCATTGAGAAAAACAATGGGTGAGATATACCATTGATTGTTATTTCCATTCTGCGAATATAAACAAAAAGGCGCATTTCTGCGCCCTTCTGAATGGAATAAAAAACAAAACAATTAAATAGTGCCTACGGTCAAAGTTCCGGTACCTTGCAAAGCTACGGAAAAAGTAGAAACATCGTTCACAGGGGCATTCCAAGCAAAAGAAGTAATAATAGCAGAACCGCTAACTTTTAAGTCACCAGTTGCATTTGAAGTCATTACAACTGTAATAGGAGCTCCAGCAATAATGTCAGTTAATAGATCTTTTGGAGAAATACCAGTAGCGCTTCCATCCTCTTCAAACAAACCTTCAGCATTCATAGTCCAGCCCGCAAGACCGATTAAAAATTCTTTGTATGCGCCACCATCTTTATTGGTTGCGTCAATAGTGTCGCGAGTTAATTCAAAATCGCTTGAAGTAGCGTTAGCTACTTTTGTCAATGTTCCTGCAACGTCCTTGTAGATTGCTATCAAGGTTCCGTTTACTAGCCCAGTAGTTGCCATAGTATGATTATTTTAATTTATTTTCTACAATTTTACCTATTGCGCTGATAACCATTGTTACAATTTGGTTCCTATTTGCGTCAACGGTAGGTCTAAAAAATGGAGCCGGTTTCATGAATCCAGTATATTTTCCACTTTTATGATAACGCTCTACAGTTCCATACTCAAAAGCATAGGCTAGATTTGCGGCTTCGCTTCCAGTACTATATTTCAATCCTACAGCAACCGATAAGGGGTATTTACTAGGATTGCTAATAACACCCATACTTGCGCGTATAAAAGTAGCAGGAGATGCTGCTTTCAATTTATTTGATAGTTCATTTGCCGCTGGTATCAGCGCCTTTTCCCTTAACTCCTTGTCGCTTATTTGCTTCCCAAGTTTTTTAAGGTCTTTTGCCAATTTATCTAAATCACTTCCCGGCATTGCACTTTTTGATACATCCTTCTATCAATTTCAGACACGGCAATAATATTTAAATAGACGCCATCATGTTTTATCCTATCTTTTACAGTAAGATCAGACAAGTATCTAATTTTGAGATTAATATTTTTATGGTTTTCCCATTGATCCCCATTCACATCCTCTGACCCTGTTAAATATTCTATACTCGCATATATATCCGAAACCTTTGTCCAAGTTTTTATTGGGTCACCATACTGATTTTGCTCGGATGTATATCTCCAGACCTCAACTATTTCGTCAAACCTTCCCGCGTTCATTATGCAAATGTTGATAATTTATATTTATTCAATAAAAAATCTGATCCATAAGGCATTTCAGTGGCGCTCACGCCAACAATTATATTTTGGCGATTGTCATAGTATTGCGCCACCATAAGCAAGCAGGCCATTTTTACGCTATCTGGGAAACTTTCAGGCTCAAAACCCTCTGTTACCTGTGCAATGTATTTGCTTTGAGCATCCGTTAAATTTGACGGCGTACTATTAAGATACAAATCAAGTCCAAAATTAGATAAAGGCTCAGGCTCAGTAATGTAATCGGTGAACGCGGTTAGTGCATTATTTTCATTGACATAATAAAACGCATTCAATGAAATCACACGCGCTGGAATGCGGCAATAATTACCCACAAGTAATGGCGATCCGTTCAATGGGTTAACCGTTGCAGGTTGCCCCACTAATTCGCCAAAACCATAGCGACAAACACTTTCGCGCACCTCGTAACCAACGTAATGTGAGGCCATGTCAAGCGCCGCACTTATCAGGTTGCTTATATAGGTGTCATCTGCCGACGTTGTCACGCGTAGATGGGTTTTCGCCTCAGCTACGGAAATATAGTCAGTATCTGCGTTACTCACGCTCACTATGCGCTTGCCTATGATCATTTTTAATCGCCTTCCTCAGGATTGATTGGTTTCTTTTTCTTTGGCGCTTCATTGACTACTACGGCATAACCTTCGTCAATCAATAGTTGCGCTTGCTTTTCCTCTAAAATAGCTTCGTCACCCACGTTATACGCAAGGTTTAAAGCTATTGGAAATTTAACAAATTTCACTTTCATGTTGGCTCCCTGGAGCGGCAATCAAGCGCCCCAGGGTACGCGGTATCTATAGGCCCCGCGCGGCCTTAAAATTAAGCTACGATATCTTTACAAACCGCAAACGCTTTAGGCTGTAATAGGTTTACATCCATGTAGCTGTTAAGCACCATGTTTGTTAAACCTGCAGTTGCTCCGCTGAATGGATCAACGGTTAACTCCATTCCACCCCAAGATGCAATAGCCAATTTGCTGAAATCTCCGAAGATCATACCAGACAAAGTGCTAGAACTACCTTTAGACAAGTTGCTAGGTACGTTGGTAGTCACTGCTAAAGGATAACCGTTTAATTCGCCAGCACCAGACTGAAGGATAAAGTTACCCTCAACACCTGAAGATTGACGTGCAGTAGTTTGCAAAGCAGCTTTAACCAATGGGTTAGTTAAATAAGCCTGTCCCATTGCGTTGCTGTTTTCAACTGCCTTCATTGCGTTCACAACGTCCGCCCAAACAACCGCTGCACCGTTTGCGTTGGTTGAGTTTGAAGAAGCGCCACCTGCGAAAATTACGTTAACATTGCTGTTACCGATAACACCGGTTGGCTCGTTGGTTCCACCACCTTTAATAGCAGCTTTTTCAAGCTCCTGAGCCATTGCATTGATCAAATATTGACGCACATAAGCATCAATTGAATTTGAAGACTGACGCAACAACTGATTTGAAACCTGGATGAACGCAGCCAATCTCTTTGGCGAAAAAGAAACCTTGCCAAATGCAGGGCTCTTTTCGGTTGCAGTTCCGTTTTCAGTGTTCCAACCTGCTGCTGGCTGTGTAGAAGCCTGAGGTAAATCAAGGTTTCCGGTAAGGTTATCAAAACGGGTTACGCCCAAACCGTTCAAAACGGTTGCGGGTAATAAAACGTCGATAATTCCACCAACATTGGTTTGAATGTTGTAACCACCTTCAACGCCTGCAGGGCTTCCACCTGTTGCAGTCATGTCGCGTTTGAAAACATCAGAAGGCAACAAAACAGAGTGAGCAGCTACGCTAACACCCGCGCGCTGAAACTCAGCTGCAGCCTCTTGGTGCATTTCAAATTCAATTCCTTCGCGACGACCTGTTGCAGCCATTTCAACAGCTCTTTTGAAGCTATATTTATTAGCCATGTCGTTACGCTCGTTTTTATCGCTAGTTGAAGCCGCGCCATATACTGGAGCAGATGCGATTTTTTCAGCTGCGCGTTTTTGCAATTTCTCTAACACCTCAACCTCAGATCCGATTGAATCTAATCTCGCGTCGATTTCGTTAAATCTAGTTTTTTCTGTGTCAGTCATTGAGCGCTGTTCAGCGTTAATGCTAGTTTGCAAGGTGTTTAATTCTTCGATTAAACGTCCTTTTTCCTCGTGAAGAGCTTTAATTTTCATGATTATTTATATTTTAATTTTGTTATTTCTATTAAATCGCTTTCGTTCACCTTTTTTGGCTTAGTCGCTAATATGCTGCGAGCTTCGGCCACGGTGTCCTCATAAGCTGGATATGTAACCGGGCTAACATCTAGCAACCGGTCTATTTTGCGCACGATGTGCATTGACATGTCGCCGTATCTTTCAGACTTGCCCCATGAATATTCTTTTACGGTAAATGCAAAGCTGCTCTGTGTTATATCACCGCGCATGATACTGCGAGCCACTTGCATGTGTAATGGATTTTCGTAGTCGGGCACCCATGAATACTCAAGGTTCCCGTCTGAGTTAACCCATATACGCGCTGTGTTGCTTTTGGTTCTGCCCAAAATTGCCTCGGCTTCGTGATTGAATAGCACTCGTACATCATCTTCTAAAACTTCGTCGAACGCTCCGCGCTCTATTTTTTCCTCGAAAAAACGCAAATCAGTCACAGTATCAACAACTGCAGCAACACCACCAAACTCTTTTGGCATTGCATCGCCTTCGCTGCGATAATTTATTGAACCTATTGCTCTTTTAATTTTCTCCACGTGGATTATTAATTATGTTTTTGCTTAATAAATTCTGAATTTTTGCTTCTATATAATCAGCAAACTGATTTTGTGGCACCAAATTACCCTCGGCATAGTAAGTGTCACCACCTTCAAATCCGTTCGCGTCCTCAAACGCTCTAGCTTCATTTGGTGATAACCAGCCGCCTCTGATGCCTTTGTTGTAAAAGTCCGCGCGATCATTGGCACTGGCTCTCAACAATGAATTAAAATTAAACTTAAAATAATAATAGGGTTTGTCTATTTCCTGCAATAGCTTGCGGTTTAATTCCTGTTCAATGTTTTTACAATAAGCCATCAATGTGCGCGCGTAAAAGTCTTGATACTCCTGCTCAACACTTGATTTAATACCTTCCTTTGCCCCAATCATTGAAGCAGGTACTCCAAAAATACGGGCTATTTCCTCAGCACTAAAAGTTCTAGATTCAATATATTGCGCCTCCTGTGGGCTAAGTGATAAACGCTCCATTTCAATCCCAGAGGGTAAAACGGTGCTGCGCATATTCCCGTCAATAACGTCATCCAAAGATTGGCGCAACGGTCTTGCCTGGGCTTCATCAATTTTACCCGCAGATTTTAACAAAAATTTCAATGTTCCGTTTTTGTAAACAGATGCACTACTTTTTATAGCTGCCAAATCAATACCCAAGGTTTCAGCGTGCAATGTGATTGGTGATTTACCAACCAAAACGCTGTCAAGGCTTAAACCTTTAAAATGTAGCATATCAGTTGCAGGCACCACTGAAGGGAAACCAGCTTGCTGCACTCGGTAAAATAATTCGCCATCGCTCATGTATGGCGTCACATTACTTTGATGTATTGGGTGTAATGCAATCGGAATAAATCTAGCATCACGGTTAATAAACGCGTAGGCATTGCCATTTAACACCAATTGCGACACCATGTATTTTGTGAAATCAAATTTCGTTTGATACGCATTGGGCTCATTTACAACACTCTGCCCATAATGCGCGTAAATTACTTTTCTTTCATCTTCGCTCTCGTAGTATAATTTCAAACCAAGCGCTGCGATACCATCAGAAATAACACGCACACAAGCGTGTACGCTCGCTATGCTCATGGCGCTTTCTTGGTTTACACTCTGCCCTGAGGTGGTTTGCTGCCCAAATAACGATGACAATGATTTTATCAGCCAATCGCTGGGAGCGGTTAGGCTACTACGCTTTTGCGCTGTTTTGAATATGTTAGGAAATAATCCCATTGCTGCAATATTAAATTTAATCTTATTCTACGCTGTTACATTTTACCCAACGCGATAGTGTCGCACGAAATACGCCATAACTACTGTATTTATAATGGCCGTATTTTAATTTAAATAACTCCTCTACATACCAATATGCGTCCTCATATTTTTTGTGGTGCGGCAAAGCCGTGTAGTAAGTTCTTATGAAATCGTCGTGTGAGTAGTTCATATGCTTTGAAACCAAAATTCTTGATTGTTATTTTTCTGAGCCTCTTGCAGATATGTTCCAAGCGCCATAACAATGGATACGGGCCCGTCGACCTTGTCACCGCTTTTACTTTTATCTATTTTTATATTATCTGCTGGATCACGCTTAAGCATCACGTTTCCAAGCATCCAACGCGTTACCGGGTTGCTGTCGTGATGCAAATTGCGATTTTTAACCAATCTCTCAAATTCCTTTGTAGGCGCAGACATGGATCCAAAACCTTGACCAAATGGATACATGGTAATCCCAGCGTTCATCAAATCGTTAACTATCTGAGTGGCGTTCCATCTATCGTAAGCAATTTCATGCATTTCGTACATTTCAGATAATTCTATAATTTTATGCTTAATATAATCGTAATCCGTCACATTTCCTTCAGTAACAGTTATATAACCATCGCGCGCCCAATTTCTGATTGCATCACCTTGCTGATCGTTTCTGCGCTTCGCAGCTTCGTCCGGGAGCCAATACCATGATCGCACAGCACCAGTGCTAGGCCAATAAAGTGAAAACGCGCAAAAATCCCCGGTTGTTGCCAAATCTAAGCCGCCGTAACATTCACCATGTGGTTCGGCGTCATTTTCGCATTTCATCCAATTTTCATCAGAAATCCATGTTTGCGCCGTATCTGTCCACACGTTTAAAAGTTTAGTCTTAAACTCGACCTCTTTATGGCTTAACTCTTTCGCTTCCTGCAACCCTTCTTCTAATTGCCTTGGGTTTACACTTACGCCGTAGTTAGGATTGGCCTTCGCCCAATTCAATGGGTTCATCCAATCGTCACCATCGTCAAGCGTGTATATCACAGAAAATAACGCGTCATCATTTATTGCACCTTCAAGCACCTTGGTGCAGTATTGTCTATGTCTATAGCACGCAGATTCGCGATTGAAGCCCGCCGTGGTAATAACAAATAACAACGGCTGCAATCTTGCCCCCATAGAGTTACGAATGACATTGTACAGCTCATCACTAGAGTGCGCGTGATATTCGTCAATAACTGCAAAGTGTGTATTTAGTCCGTCCTGCTTGCCTGGGTTCCATTCAAGTGGCCTATAAAATGAATTTCCGTAATTAATCCTACGGTTATTCACACTGTTATACACATTCACACCTTCGGCTATCCAATCCACTTGTTTACATACACGAGCAGATTCTGAAAAAACCATCATAGCCTGATCAAGCTTTGTAGCTGCGCTGTAAATCTGAGCGCCTTCTTCGCCATCGGCAAGCAACCCGTAAAGCATCAAAGCATTGGAAAAAGTTGATTTACCATTTTTACGCGGAACTTCTACATATGCACGCGTATACCTACGCAACCCATCAGGTTTCACAAACCCAAATAAATTAGCAACAATAAAATGCTGCCAAGGTTCTAGCTTAAAAAGATTACTGGCGTAAGTTCCAACGGTATGCTCCAAAGATTCGATAAACTCAACAGCGTGCAAATATAAGTCTTCATTGAATATTATATCAGTGCGCTTTAAATCAGATTCAAATCTCTGTGCCGCTTTCGTTATCCACTTGCAACTCGGTATCTCCTGCGATAATATCGCTTGGCAATATTTCTGTGCGCTGTTCAAAATTGTTTAATTGTATTTGTGCTAAATATTCGTTTCTGTAAAAAAACACGCTGTCAGAGATCTTTCCGTATTTATCTACTCCGCGCCACTTATTCAAGTGTTTACGCTCAATGATGTAGCCTCCGTTAATTGGCTGCTTTCTGAATAATATTTTTTTTGCCATTTTTCAATAAATCTAATTTTGCCACCTTTGCCACCGGTTGCTCTTGTTTTGATAATTCAGACATACCCAATAATTTCATTATCCGCTGCGCATTGGTTATTGCCTGGTTTCTAATTGCAATCCATGGCGATGGCATCTCGCCACCAGTTCCACGAGTTGTAACTTTCTTTTTAGCCAATTTTGCGCAAGCTTCCTCATAGGTAGCCATTTCTACCGCAAACGCTTTTATCAAATTTAAATCCGCGGCATTTTTTTTGCCCGTAATTGCTTCAAGCGTTTCTGTGTAAATCTCCTCTTCTCTTTTACTATAAAAAATCATAATTTCCAAACAAATATAGACAAAAATTCAAACTTTTTTCTTTCTTGGGTGTGAAGAAAACCCCAACAGCGGTTTGAAAGCGGCTTAAAATAGGATTTTGCACCCGGTACCGGGTCAATGGAGCCGATCAACACGCGCCACGGCGCGCGCAAACTGTAGATATTCGCGAATTTTAAAGCTTGCTTTCTTTCGCGCTCTTTGAATTATGGCACGACGTGCACAAAGCTTGCAAGTTATCAGGGTTCCAAAACTCGCCATTTAATCTCACGGGCTGCACATGATCCGCAACACTCGCAGCTTTGCGCTTGCAATTATTGCAAATCGGGTTTTCTTGAATGATCAGCGCGCGCAATTTTCGCCAGTCCGTCGTATTATAACGGCCGTCAATTGTTTTGGGTTTATACTTAAAAGATACTGTTTTTATTTTGGGTTCAGGTTTTACCGGCATGACTGCAAAAATAAGCACAAAAAAAATGCAGCCTTTCGAGCTGCATTAAACCAGGGAGTAATAAAAAATAAACTTATTTGATCTTTATTATATATTGAGCGCTGTGCTTTGTCTCATGATCGTAATAATAAGTTTTAAAATAGGTTTTCAAATTACCGTCCCAAAAATCATTAATAATATCTATAGGGCCGTAATTTAGCTCAATGTAATTAATAAACTCCTTTGATAGGTCGGTAAACTTTTTAATTTGAATATCTTTTTTTATTCTCATGATCTTAATTTATTTGAACTACGAACCCGGAAGTATCTTTTTTAGCCTGGCCTTTAGCCTTTAAACCTATAACGGTTCCGGGTTCCAAATCGATCATTAAATCGTCCGCGGCGTCACCGTCTATAACTTTGTATCCGTGCCAAAATTCGGGCAATTTATTAAATACAACGGCAACAAGCCCGCCGGAATTTAATACCTTTAAACTATTCTCTAAACTATTCGGCGCGTCGCTATACGAATAAGTAGCTATATACTTAGATCCATTGGGCAGTATACGAATGCCCGCTTTCTTATAATTTTTTGTATAATCATAAAAAATTACATTAGGTTCAATGTGTCGCATTTGTGCAATTACCAAAGTTTCAACATGGGGTTGATCTGATGTGCCATTTAAGCGAATAGCTACGTTTTTACCTTTGCGCGCGTAGTACTTTGCGAAATTGTTTATTTCTTTATGTATAGCATCATAGAAATTAACGCGATCCAATACGTATTTTTTTGTCCTATTAATGCGCGCAGCCTGCACATTAGCGAAGGCTCCACGGCCTGCACTATTTAAACAAGCCATGCGGCAACCCTGAGACGCAAAAGGGCACATTTCTTTGCCTTCAATTTTTGAGGGGTGCAAATAAAGTATTTTTGTGGGCCTAGAATTTTTAGCTGTTTTGGCGTTACTGTTGCCAGGTGACAATATTTTTTTCATGATCTTAATTATTTAAATAATCTGTATAACTGTTAAAAAAAGTTTCGTTGCCGGTCTCAATATCTGTGATCATTATTTGCGGATCAGATCCTAATAAAGAAACTATACACGTTTCGTAATCCATTAAATGGATATATACGTAACCAGATTGCGGCTTAAATCCAATCGACTCAATGTCGTAACCGGCAAAATAAAGGCCGTAAAATTCAAAGCATTTCGCCAGGCCGGCGCTCTCTAAATAAGCTAGGTTTGTGAAATTTGTATACATGATATTATTTGTTTAAATTATAATAGTTTTGAGACGTGCGTAAAAAATTGATCCAATCAAAAATTGTATTGTATTGCATTTCCTGAAATTCGGATCTTGTTAATTTAACCGTCCTGTACTTTGCGCCGTTCACGTAAAAAGTGAAATAAAGCTTTGTTTTGTTACTTGTTACTCGCATATTGTTTTGATTTAATTGTTTTAACAGTATACGCCAAAATCCCAGATATTGGCTTTATTTTTAAAAGTGAATAAAATAAGGCTAAATTTATAAGCCTTTATTTTGTGCGCCGTGGTGAGTTTTGACCAATTCGCCACGGAATAGAAATAAGATTTAATTTCCTGATCCAATCCCAGCTCATAGGCTTTATAGATCTGTTGTTCTGTTGCTTTGTAGTAATTCATAGCACAATATTAACAAAAAGAGTTTATAACTATCAAGTTATTGACAATTATTGCAATTCTGTGACAAATCAATTTTGTATATAATAGGAACGGCCGCGCGCGCTAAATTGTAACGGCCGGCCGGATAAAAAACAAATTTTAATTGTCAAAAAATTATGACAAAAAAATTTTAAAAAAATTTAAATAAACGCGTAACTTGCTAAGTTTTTTTGTGCAATTTTAAAAAACCTATAGAAATTTTTTTTACATGAAATCTGTGTATTTTTGTGAATTTTTTATGTTTTCGTGGAAATACGAATAAATTTTCCAAAATTATCGCGGCCGTTTTCAAAAACTTTTTCACGGAAATCTAAATATTTATAAACCCAACGCGAAAACCAGACTTTAGATAATTTTTTATTATCAAATTCTTCTACGAAACTATCGTACATATGCTTAATATACAATCGAGCATTATCCTCCCATATTTGCTCGTCTGCCCAATCCATAAAGTCCTTAGATGTTGCTTGGATCATTCTCTTAACCTCTGCATTAATTGTTTCAATTTTAATTAACCCATTGTTCAGAAACTTTTGAACATTACGAATCATGTAATTATCAAATTTATTCCAATCCTTTTCTGACCATTGATCAAACATTAATTTACCATATTCATCAAGCGGTGTTTTGTTTTGTCCAAAATACTGATGCAGTTCTAATTCATGCCTTCTTCTTTGGTGCGAATTTCCTGATCCTGAAATAACATAATTAGTCGTTATACATAATTTAGGGCTTTGGTCAAATCCAATAAAGATCTCATCCTTGTTCTTTTTGTTTACTGTGATGCCTTCAGTAATTAGAGGGAAAATAGATTCAAAATTAAAGTTCTTCTTGACGTCATCAAATGCCAATATCTGAGTATCCAAGTTTACACGCTGATAAATAAAATCTCCTTTACCGGCGTCAAACTGTTTACCATCGATAACCACGACTTTCTTAAAGTGCTTTAGCGCATTAACAATTAAACTTTTCCCGCTCCCACCATTGGGGTTGTCATCCAATGCCTCATCTTGGAATATTATTGCTTTCTGATGTGTTTTATCCTTGTAGCCATGAATTAAATAACCTATGGTTGACTCGATACCAGATATGCGTTCTAGGTCGCCATTAGATATCTTACTTACAAAGTCTTTAAAATCGGTATCATCGGTTGACTTAACATAATCGCGCTTAACTATCTGAGCCTTCCATATATACCCATCGATATCGATGTATGATAGTAAATCGATTTTGTTCTTTTGAATTTTAACTACGCCATTCTTGAAAGGTATGTAGGCGGTATTCTTAGTGTCCGATAATAACTCCACGTTAATATGATCAAGCATAGAAAGATAATTATCCGTAAACAATTTACTTGACTCTGCGCAGTAATTCCAAACTTCAATCTCATTATTTTCCTTCAAGTAATCCAGCACAAAATCTTTGATGTGTTCTACAGAAACAATCTCCAATATGTTTGACTGAACTCTAACCAAAATAGATGTCCCATCCACATAGTATTTATAAAAACCATTACTCTGCAAAAACAGCTGGAATAGAATAGGAATTATTTTAACGCGTTTTTCTGCTATCCAGAATGGCTGTATTTTGTTTTCTCCATCTATTTGGTCTACTACATCCAATGGTATGTTAAAAGTGTCTGAAACCTGCTCTATTGAATTTTTAGATAATGCTGCCCTTACTGATGTTAATTTTATTTCATCCTCAAAATATTTAATATTCGATTGAGTCCTATTGTATCCACTCTTAA